CAGAACGTGGTTTCAATGATAGCCTTGTTGACTATACTATTATGAATGACGGAGACTTAACCTATCTCGATACAAGAGTAGGAAGTGTTGTAGTAAATATTATGAAGGAGTGGAAATGAAGCATATAATGGGATCTGATAGTAGATCTAAGCTGACAAATGTTAAAGAAGGCGATGTTCAACCTAATGCAGTTGATTTACGTTTAGGTAAAGTGTTTAAGATTTCTCAATCAACTTTTATTATTGATGAGAAAGATAAGAAGCACCGTGGCTCTTATGAAATGCTTCCCGACAGAGAAGGTTACTACAACCTACCAGAAGGACATTATGAGGTTGTCATGGACAACATGATTGTTGTTGGTGATAAAGAAGCAGGCTGGGTAATTACTCGATCGACATTAAACCGTAACGGAGTGTTCCTAACATCGGGACTATATGACTCTGGATATGATGGTGTTATGGCTGGTATGATGCATGTAACGTGTGGACCAATGCGTGTTCAACGTGGCACTCGTATTGGACAGTATCTCTCATTCAATGCAGAAGCACTACACAAATATGAAGGTAGTTATGGTCGTGGTAAGCAGCATGACGTAAAATACCAAGTTGAAGCATATAATGCTCAGGAGGATCTAAAAGCTCTTGGTATTGATATTGACCCCGCTCTTGAAGTAGAAAAGCCAGAAGAACCAATCAAACGTAAACCAGGACGTCCTTTCGGGACAACAAAAACCAAATAAAGAAAGAACAATATGTCATTTGAAATAAAAGTACCTATCAGTGAATTGCAGAAAAAGAAACTCTTTGTAGCTACGCCAATGTATGGTGGACAATGTGCAGGGATGTATACACGCTCTATTGCAGACCTAGCAGCGATTTGTGCCAAGTATGAAATTCCTCTTCAACTATATTACTTGTTTAATGAGTCATTGATTACTCGAGCACGTAACTATTGTGCTGATGAGTTCTTGCGCAGTGATGCAACTCATCTAATGTTTATCGATAGCGATATTGGTTTCAATCCACAAGACGTCATTGCTTTGCTTGCTTTGCAAGATGATGAAAGTGAATATGATATCATTGGTGGTCCATATCCTAAGAAGTGCATCAGCTGGGAGAAGATTAAGATTGCCGTTGACAAAGGTTTTGCTGATGAAGATCCTAATAACCTTGAGAAGTTTGTTGGTGACTACGTGTTTAATCCTAAGGGTGGATTGAAAGAGATTCCTATTAACAAACCAGTTGAGGTTATGGAGCTTGGTACTGGCTTTATGATGATCCGTCGTAAGACGTTTGGCATATACAAGGAAGCATATCCACACCTTTCTTACAAGCCTGATCACGTCCGTACAGCAGCGTTTGATGGTTCACGTGAGATTCATGCATACTTTGATTGTATCATTGATCCTGTAAGCAAACGCTATTTGTCTGAGGACTATATGTTCTGCTACAATACAGAGAAAGCAGGAATGAAAGTTTGGCTGTGCCCATGGATGAGCATGCAACACGTTGGTAGCTACAACTTTGGTGGTAGTCTTGCAGACTTGGCTGCAATTGGTGCACCAGCAACAGCTGATGCGGGAATGTTAAAAGGTAAAAAGAAATGAAATTAGAAGCACGTACAATGCAGATTCTTAAGAATTTTGCATTGATTAACCCCTCGATGTTGTTCCGTGAAGGAAGTGTGCAGTCTTCAATAGCTGCACAAAAGACTATACTTGCGAGAACAACATTGAAGGAAGCATTCCCTAGAGAGTTTGCTATCTTTGATCTTTCTCGTTTCATTGGTATGCTCTCATTATTTACAGAACCAGAGCTTGAGTTTAGTGATACACGCGTATATGTAAGTCAGGGCCGTCAGAAAGTTGAATACACATTCGCCGATCCTGACCTTGTTGTTGCAGCACCTGCCAAGACACCAACGGTAACAGATCCTGAAGTTGATTTCACATTGACTGCTGAATGCTTGCAATCAACGATGAGAGCATATGGTGCTCTTCAATCAACACACATCATTGTTCAAGGTGATGGTGAGAACATCACTGTAGGTGTTGGTAAACCAACTGACCCAACAAGTGATACATTTAAGATTGAAGTTGGTCAAACACAACATACGTTTAAGTTTGCTTTTAAAGCTGAGCATGTAAAGATCTTGCAGGGTGAGTACCATGTACAGATTTCATCAAAGAACATTTCCCATTTTAGAGGAGTTGATGTAGAATATTGGATTATGGCTGATACCAACCATTCCAAATTCGGAGCATGATAGATGAAAGAACACTTCCTGTGGGTTGAAGCATATCGACCACATACGATTGCTGATACCATTCTCACACCAACCCTCCAAGCAACATTTCAACAATTTGTAGATGATCAAAGTGTTCCTAATCTGTTGCTTACTGGTCGTGCTGGTGTTGGCAAAACCACTGTTGCTCGTGCTATGCTCGATCAGTTGGGTGCTGATTATATCGTTATTAACGGTAGTATGCACGGTAATATTGACACTCTTCGGACTGATATCCTTAACTTTGCTTCCACTGTTAGTTTTAGCGGCGGTCGTAAGTATGTTATTTTAGATGAGGCTGATTACTTAAATCCCAATAGCACTCAGCCCGCTCTTCGTAACTTTATGGAAGAGTATAGTAGAAACTGTGGTTTCATTCTTACATGCAACTTTAAGAATAAGCTGATTGATCCTTTGATCTCTCGTTGTAGTGTTGTTGAGTTTACTATTCCCAAAGAGGACAAACCAAAGCTGGCTGTTAAGTTTTATAAGCGGGTATTGGATATTCTGAAGAAGGAAAATGTCGAACATGATCCCAAAGCAGTTGCTGGTGTAATTGAAAAGCATTTTCCTGATTGGAGACGTGTACTCAATGAACTCCAACGATATGCAGCAACTGGTAAGATTGACGTTGGTATCCTCACTAACCTGCAGGAAGACTCGTTCAAGCAGTTGATTGGATACCTAAAAGGAAAAGAGTTTTCTAATGTCCGTAAATGGGTTGGTGAGAATGCTGATGTGGATACGACAACGTTCTTTCGTAAGTTCTACGATCAAGCAAATGATCTAATGGATTCTCCTTCTATTGCTCAGCTTGTGCTAATCCTTGCTAAGTACCAATACCAATCTGCTTTTGTTGCAGATCATGAAATTAATATTGCTGCATGTATGACAGAGGTAATGGTTGAGTGTACCTTTAAATGAAGGTAGCAATTACAGGACACACAAAAGGATTGGGAGCTGAGCTTGCTGGTCGGTTTACCAAACGTGGTGATGAGGTGTTAGGCTTTTCACGAAGCAATGGATATGATTTGTACAGGCAAAGTCAAAGAGAAGCTGCTACATCCAAGATCATTGATAGTGACATATTCATTAACAACACTCATTTTGGTTTTGGTCAAATGGAGTTGTTGGGTAAAGTGTTTTCAGCTTGGCAAGACAAACCATTGAACATCATTGTCAATATAAGCAGTGAATCATCCTATCACCAAAAAGATAGCATGCGACCATACTCTATTCAGAAGATGGCTCTCGATGAACAAGCAAGACAGTTGCAACGAATTGAAAATGGTCCAAAGATTATTAACATCCGCCCTGGTTACTTTGATACAAAAGTAGAAGGTGGTATGAAGATTGAAACAGTAGCCGATGTTGTCATGTATGCAATAAATAATGTACAATTGTTTGTAATTAAAGACATCGTGTTCGTACCACCACAAAGGAACTAAAATGGAAGTTAACATCCAACCTAAAGATCCCAGTATAAAACATTTTTATGTTAGTCTTGTTAAAAGTGGAATTCGAATACTTGCAGGCGTTGCTTTGGTAATGGGACACTTTGTTACAGCAGGTATACTGTTAATTCTTGCTGAGTTGTTGGGTATTGTTGAGGAGCTGGTATAGTGAATAAGGAACAAGTTAAAGCAAGAATGGCTGAGTTGACCGAACCTATTAACCAGCAGATTATGATGTGTGATAATGAGCAAGAGATGCTTATGATGGCTTGTGTTATGGTTCAACACTCACATACAATCTTTTGTACCATTTTAGGTGAAAAAGGCGCTCGAGTAATGTATGAGGATTTGTTTTGAATATTTTTAATAACACGTTTAAATGGATAGGTAATGATTACAAAAGTAATAGAGTACGTTTTAGTATTGAGGTCCTTGCTTGGCTTATTTCTATTGGGTGTGCTATCACTATGGCAACCACCGTACCAAATCCCCCGTTATTGGTTCTCTATCCAATATGGATTTCTGGATGTGCTTTATATGCTTGGTGTTCTTTTAGTAGGCGTTCCTTTGGTATGCTCGCTAATTATTTACTTTTGGTCACCATCGACAGTGTCGGATTGATAAGGATGCTTACATGACACCGTTTGATTTTGTAAACAGCATTACCTATAATAAGAAACCTCTTATGACAGGTACAGAGAACGATGAGCTTGCTGAAAGCTCGTATGTTCCTTTTGTCGTTAATAAATCACTATCATACTTCCCCGATACCATACTTCACGCCAATGAGATGAATCAATATAACAGTATTGATAACAAGTTACAATTCTCCTATCTTCTAAATAGCGTTAGACCTACAAAGAGGTTTGCAAAATGGGTGAAGCGTGAGAATTTAGAAGATGTAGAATTGGTGAAACAGTTTTATAGTTACAATACAGAGAAAGCAATACAAGCGCTTTCTATTCTTACGTCAGACAATTTGCACTACATAAAACAAAAATTAGAACGTGGTGGAAACAATGACAACTCTCGAATCGTTAGTAGAGGTAAAACTAAAGACTGATGAGGACTTTTTAAAAGTACGTGAAACTCTTTCAAGGATAGGTGTTGCCTCAAAAAAAGAAAGAGTATTGTATCAATCATGTCATATTCTTCACAAACAAGGTCTGTACTACATTGTACATTTTAAAGAGTTGTTTGGATTAGATGGGAAGCCATCTAACTTTTCCGAAGAAGATGTTGCACGTCGCAACACAATTGCTAATCTGATTGCTGAGTGGGGTTTGGTTATACTGGTTGATACCAATAAAACAAAAGAGCCCACTGCAGCAATGTCTCAGATTAAAATTATACCATTCAAAGAAAAGAATGAGTGGGAACTTGTTACAAAATACAGCATTGGCCGTAAGTCTTAATTAGATAGCATCTTTCAATTCACTAGGTTTTAATGGTTCCACAGGCGCTGGCTTCCACTTAGTACCAGTAGCAATAACACATCCTCTTCGTGAGTTGTATTGAATCATGGTCCAAGAACCTGTTTCTTTATTTGTTAGAAGAGCAAAAGAGGTCTTGTTGGTATCCTCGAAGCCACTCCAAAAGGGCACTTCCTGATACTCACCTTCAACAAAATACTCAAATATTGCTTTTGTATCATCACATACAACCTGTAGTGTAGATTTAACAGGAGCAGCAAACACAGACGTTGAGGCTAATAATAAAATTGCTATAATCTTTTTCATACTTAAATTCCTTTGTTAGTAATAATTTGAAAAGCAATAG